CCGCCCGCCCCGTGTTCAGGCCCCCCCCCCACCAGGAGGACCCGCAAAAAAGGCGGCTGGTGCCGCCTTGTTGTCATAGTGAATCTGTCCCGCCTGATTTGACCATACCGCGATAATCCAGAGCTGCCACACCTGCATCAATACGGACTTTCCAGGCCACGCCGTCAACGATAAAACCTTCCTGCTGTTCAAGGTAAGGCTCGTCATTGCCATCAAGATAAGCCACCTCGATTGTGTCCGTTCCCTGTGCGGAAAGCATGTACCATTGTTTTTCGCTGATATCATCAAGGCGGGGATCGACGATGATATCAAGTAGCTTGTGATACGGGTTAAAGATCCCGCTGTTTTTATCAGCCCCGAAAGGTGCGGTTGAGTTAATCATCTGCAACGCGCGATCTTCCAGTGCTGCCGGAACTAAAAGGAATTTAGGCGCAATATTCAGCACTTCGCCATTTTTGTCCTTCTGTGTGCGCATCAGGTGACGTGCTGCACTAAGTCCCGGTGTTGTCAGTCCTGCGTCAATCAGGTTGCTGTGTTTTTTGTCAAACAGCGTTATTCCGTCAGAAAGTTTTACGTTGCCTGTAAGCACCAGATTAACCAGATTTCCCACCGTTCTTGATGCTGCACGGCCCATAGCCATTGGCACCGTTGATAACTGATCAAGGTCATCATTGATTATCGCCTGGCGGGTAATGCTGAAAATATTCCCGTAAGTAGCCAGCGCGATGGGTTCACCGCGATCGCTGGTGGTGATGTATTTATATTCTGCCCCTTCCGGCACTTTGTTTAACGTTGAGAAGCCATTCATACCAACGCGGCGGGCTTCCCGGAAGTTTGAAAGGGAACCTTTTTTCGTCCACTGGCGGAATGTTTCGCCGCTGTGCTCCCAGCCTGCAAGCACTGATTTTTCAGCGCCACCAGCAAGGATATCGGTAAAATCGCTGCTGCTGTGGGTGAATGCCGCGTTTACTATCTGCGAGCGTGTGCTGTAGCTGCCCGTGCTTATACCACGATGGGTTAATGATGCCTGTGCCATATCGAAAAGGCTCATCATGGCGTAAGGATTACCGCGTTCGGCCCGTTCGTGACCAAGACGCGCATTAAGCCCCTGACGCATGGCATCGCCGGTTATATTGCCGTTATCCGTGTACGCGTAGTAAAGATTTGCGGGGGTGGTTTTGTTTGTTGGCGTTGATTCTTTACCCATAGCGAGTAAAAGGCGTTCGCGTGCATTCTCAACGCTACATTCTGAATCCGCAAGACAACTTATAGCCAGGTCGTTATATCTTCCGTTGAAGGTGCCAAACAATTCACGGATTCCGTTAAGTCGTTCCTGTTCGCCACTGCCAGTTTTCTGGCTGATCATGCTTTTAATTTTTTCCGGCATATTTGAAAAATCTCCGATTCGTTTTGATTCAATTCGGGCCATTGCTGTAATCGCGGGTATAACCTCATCTGCGAAGCCGTTCGCCTTACACTCATTGCCATCCATCCAGGTTTCCGCCTCCATCATTGAGGTGATCTCCTGTTTGCTCCTGCCCGTTCTTCCGGCGTAGGTTTCCGCCATCGTGTCGCCCAGCTTGTCCATCAGGTCAGCAAAGCGGCGAACGTCGCCCGACACTCCGGCAGTAACACCACGGGGCGCATGTATCATCATCATCGCGTTTTCAGGCATAACGATGTGATCGCCACACATGGCAATAAACGAGGCCATAGAAGCCGCCATGCCTTCAATGTGTACAATTTTCTTTGCCGGATGATTTTTCAGGGCGTTATAGATAGCCAGCCCTTCAAAGATGTCGCCACCAGGTGAATGGATGCGAAGATGGATTTCAGACACATTACCACACGCGTTGATCTCGTCAGTAAGTGCCGATGCTTTTACACCGTACCCGCCGATCTCGTCATAAATGCGCACATAGACAACATCTGCCATAGCCTTAATGGAAAACCATGTTTTCATAGCCAGCCCCCTAACGTTGCCCTGTACCAGTATTCAACCGCGCTGCGTGTGATTTGTCCTTTCGTGGGTACTGGCATACCCGGGTGATTATCTTTGATGAACTGCTGATAGCGTTCGATCTTCTCCATAGTTCCGGCGTCTATGTGTACCGTGGCACTTTTATCCGGCTTTCTGGTGTTGTTCTCTGGCATAAATCCGCCTCCGTTTTGATTAACGGGCATCATTATTGATCGATAAAAGTAATAGATAAATCATTTTCTACCTGAAAATCAGATTATGATTTTTCTGATTATTCTCAGAAAGGCAAAGTTATTGACGCATTTTTGCCATTGAAGCAGTATTAAGACTCGTCATCCTGGCGATAAAAACTCCTTTGTCGTGTAAAAGCGCCTCCGGTAACAGCAATCGGGGGCGCTTTTTTTGCGCCTGTTTTTTGTAAATGTTTTCGGGAACGTTCCAGTGATGAACAAAAAACAACCTGATTCGACACTAAAAATTTTTATTTCTCAACATATCAATAACTTATAGTGGTGGTGATGGTGCCATAAAAATCAAAAAATGCGCCTTTTTCCGCGCCCGCCCGCCCCGTGTTCAGGCCCACCCCACCAGGAGGACCCGCAAAAAAGCCGGATTGCTCCGGCTTCTGTCACTCGTCGCTTAAAACGGTATGTTATCCCCGTACGGATCATCATTCCCCGCCTGTTGTTTTGCCCTGTTCAGCGCGTCAGTAGCCTGGCCCTGTTGACCTTTTTTGCCGCCCAGTCGCGCCGTTCGCGCACTGATTACACTGTCTGCGATAACCTGCCAGCCCTGCCGCGTTTCTCCGTTCTGCCCAGTCCACTGGCTGATCTGCATGTTACCCGCCACGCTCAGGAGTTCACCCTTGCGGTGCCTTTCCAGTGCTTCGGCCTGTCTGCCAAATGCCATCACCGATAGCCATAACGTAGCCTGCCCATCCTGCGCCTGACTACATGGCAACGATACCGCCATACGTGCCAGCGTCATTGGTGTGCCCTTGCTGGTCTGTTTTACCTGCGGGTCGTCCACCAGCCGCCCGTAAGCTGCTATCTGTGCTGTCATGATTCCACCTCTCCGGTTTTAACGTTGATGGTTGTTACCTGTTCCGCTTCGGCAATCTCCCGTTCTGTCAGCGTGGCAAAGTTTGCCGCCGTCGTGGTCATGAATGCGCTTATCAGTTCGGGATGTGCTTTCGCGTATCCTTCCCCGGCGTTGCGGTCGATGATTTTTATCGCCACCCTCAGCCAGTGTTCTGTCAAATCAAGGGCGTGAGATTGTGGTTTTTTGGCGTGCTTCGTTGTCACAGGCTTTACCTCACAGCAATAAAATAAAATTTTTGCATTTCAACCCTTCACCTGTTCACCTTTTGCAATTTTCCCTTTTTATTCATAATGTTAAGGGGTGAACAGTTTCACAAAAACTATTCACCAACTGTTCACCACTGTTCACCCTTAAAGCTCAATAAAGAATCAAAAAGGTGAACAGTGAATAGTTTGGTGAACAGTTCATAAATAACTGCTCACCCTATAATATACTGATATAAAAGACATTTATTGCAGGGTGAACAGTGGTGAACAGTTATTCCATAAGTTTAATTTTTTCCATCGTCATTTGTGACCGATGCACATGATGGCATCCAGTCTTCTGAATCCTCTGTCAGGGTCACATTTGAACGCAAACCGTGCTTCGTTTTCCGTTTCATATACTCCCTGCCATATTCCGCCATTGCCCCCGGCATATCTTTACCGAAGCGCGTCAGTGTTACAGGTTTACCGAATCCATGTGCCCTCATATATGCCAGATAGGCGTGATAAAGATACCTGCGCGGACTGAACGGAATAATTTCGGCATTACCCACTAACAGACCATCACACATTACCGACGACATGAGATAGCCGCAGAAGTCCACCAGCGAATCGCCCTCGCGTTTTATCACCAGAGCTTCTTCTGATTTCTGCTGCTCATACAGCAGGCGTTTAGCTTCGTCCTGGTCAGAAAAACGAGTAAGCAGGTGACGAATCACAACCGCCAGCTCTCCTTCTATTTTTTCTGCCAGCATGGGGTCGCGTTCGTTTTCCGGTACAACCTCCGAAAAATTGAATATCACCCGACGACGTGAGATCCCCCCGCTGCGGTCACTGAATGACATGGCGTTATTGTTCACCGCCAACACGACCGCCTGAATGCGTGTTGAGTAGGGGGCTTTATGCTTCGGGTCGATTGCCACCTTGTCACCGCCTGTAATGGCCTTAATTCCTGCGCCATCACCAGCGTAGCGGGTCATATCCGGCATGATAATCAGCGAAAAGCCAACCACTAACGCGCGTTCCCTGGCATCTTCCAGCGCCTTCATGCTTGCCGATACCGTGTTGGCCTTACCCGCCAGCATGGTGCAAATCTCTGCCATTACGCTTTTACCGCTTCCACCCGCCCCCGTTACCTCAAGAAATAACTGCCAGTCGCATCGGTTCGCCAGCACCATGAATAACGCCGCCAGTACGCGATCCGCTTTACGGTCATTCTCTGCCACCGAACGGCGCAACCATTTCCAGAAATTCGGCGCATGCGTTGCCAGCGTTTCCCCCTCTGCTGGCGGGCTGAACGGTAATTCACTGGCAATTAACAGCCAGTCGTTTTTGTCATGCTCCCGAAAATCGCCTGTCCGGGTATCAAAAACACCGTTACTGAATCCAATCAGGTTACGGGCGGCATTCCCCATTACGGGCAAACTTAACTTCATGGTATCGACCGCCGATTTGATGGCGTTCTGCGAATAACTGATCTCCGCATCAATAAAAATCTGCGCCATAGCCCGCTGTAACTCTTTATCCTGTACTGGCTCCCATACAACGCCGTTGTAGTGGTGAACGGTGTCAGAGTCCGCATTGATTGCCAGTTCACCGCCATAACGTGCCAGGAGAACTTCGCCGCGCTGGCTTGCTCCCATCTGGTTAAGCGCCAGTGGTGCGGCGCTGTCTTCTGTTTTTTTCTTAACAGGAAGCTGAATAACCAGACCATCAGAAAGATTCTGGCGCTCACGCTCCAGATATTCGTGCCAGTTCTCCCGCTTCTGGCTGTGCATTCCCTCAGGGTAATAATTCGCATCCCGTACACCTGCCACCGCCAGCTTTTGCCCGATGGCATTAATATTTGACGGCTTGATGTGGCCTGCCTTGTACAGCCGGACACAATAGCGACCATCGTCGATAATTTTCAGGTCTGCCAGTTCGTCAAGCTGGCTGTCTCCAAGCCATACAGGTGGCACGTTGTCGCCAGCAAGTCGCCCGTCCTGTTCCTGCCATTGTTTCGCGTGCGCCCAGGCATCACTACCCGCAAAAATAATGACTTCGGTCATTTTGTCGTGTGGCTGTTTTTTTAAGTTCGGTGCCAGTTTCATTTCTTACCCCCTGCAACCAACATTGCCCGGATTTTTTTAATATTCGTGGCTGCACGTCTCGCCACCGCCTGTTGTTTGTTTTCAACCAGAATAAAATCACGCTCAAACTGACGGCGCGGCATTACGCAGTCATATTCGTAAGCCTCACGGCGGTAGGTGATATTGCCTGGCGTAACGTGACGAATAACCACTCGTCCCCCACGTCTGGTGTCGCGGTAAATATCTCCGTGTCTGATTTCAGGCCGAGAGAGACCGCTGGCAGTAAAGCCAGAATTTTTCTTTTTCATGGTTTTATTTTCCTGTCAGCA